ATGGCAGCGCTGACCGACACGAAAATCCGCTCCCTGAAGCCGCGGCCGAAGCTCTACCGCGTGGCCGACATGGAGGGGCTGTGTCTCGAGGTGCGGCCGACCGGCGCGCGCGCCTGGCGCTACCGCTACCGCTTCCTCGGCAAGGCCAACATGCTGCACCTGGGCGACTACCCGGCGATGTCACTGCAGGAAGCCCGCCGCGAGCGCGACCGGCAGCGTGACCTGCTCGCGCGCGGCGTGGATCCGGCGGACGTTCGCCGGCAGGCCAAGGTGCTGGCGCAGGTCGCCGCGGACGACAGCTTCGAGGGCGTCGCGCGCGAGTGGATGTCGAAGCAGGGAAAGTGGTCGGACGCGACCCGCTCGAAGGTGGTATGGATGCTTGAGACCTACGCGTTCCCGTGGATCGGCAAACGGCCGATCGGCTCGATCACGACGCCGGAAATGCTCCTACTACTCCGCCGGCCCGAGAGCCTCGGCAAGCTGGAAACCGCGCAGCGTCTGAAGCAGTCCAGCGGCCAGGTGTTCCGCTACGCGATCGGCACCGGCCGCGCCGATCGCGACCCGACGGCGGACCTGCGCGGTGTCCTGACCACCGTGCACGTCCAGCACCACGCGAGCATCACCCACAAGCCCAGCGTCGGGCAGCTGATGCGCGACATCGAGGCCTTCACTGGGCAGCTCGTCACGCGCTGCGGCCTGCAGCTGTCGGCGCTGGTGTTCGTCCGCCCGGGCGAGCTGCGGCAGTGGGAGTGGTCGGAGATCTCGGAGGACGGTAGCGAGTGGCGCATCCCGGGCGAGAAGATGAAGATGGGCGTGACGCACATCGTTCCGTTGTCGCGTCAGGCACAGGCGGTGCTCGACGAGCTTCGTCCGCTGACGGGGCGAGGGCGGTACGTATTCCCGTCGCTGCGCGGCCCGAGCAGACCCATGAGCGAGAACACCATCAATGCCGCGCTCCGCCGCATGGGCTACGCGAGCAACCAGATGACGGCCCACGGCTTCCGATCAATGGCCTCGACTATCCTCAACGAGGAAGGGTTCAACGGCGACTGGATCGAGCGGCAGCTGGCGCACTGCGAGAAAGACGGCGTGCGCGCGGCGTACAACTACGCGCAGCACCTGCCCGAGCGGCGCAAGATGATGCAGGCGTGGGCCGACCTTCTTGATCGCCTGCGCCGCGGCGGGGAAGTGGTGGACATCACGCGGCGTGCTGCTGATCGCGGCACGCGATAAGTGCGTCGATCCACTCCTGGACCTCGGTGTCGACCCACACCGACGAAGCGCCCTGCTTGACCGGGCGCGGAAAGGCGCCGGCTGCCACCTTGGCGTAGATTGAGCTCCGGCTCAGCGCAGTACGCTTCTGGACCTCGGTCAGCTTGATGAGGCTTCGCTCAGCCACGATGGGCCTCCTTCTTGCGAGTGGGATGCGGCCGAGTCACCATCGGCGCACTGAAAAGGATGGGGAGCTCACGCATGGACTGTCGCACCGTCGCACTCATTGCGCTGTACATTTTCGTAGGGTTTGTCATTTACGTCTTGCTGGCCATCCCGCCTGGCGATCGGTGGGATGGAAACGTTGATTGGGGAGACGTTGCGACGTGGGCTGGCGCCGTAGCCTCGACGGGTGCTGTTGTCGTTGCCTTGGCCCTTTCCACACGAGAAAGTCGTGCACGACAAAAAGAAGCTGCAGATGCGGAGCGGATATTTGCTCCCGGAATCGCGGAAGAGCTGATTCAGCTGCGGTGGGTTTGCGGCCAGATTCTTGCGATCCATGCTGACAGCGCAGGAGAAGAGAATCGGCCCGCATACCGAACGATGCTGGCCCATCTTGAGTCCTGTCGCGCACCGACTCTCGACCTCGTCGCGGCTCGTGACGTGTACCGCGGAGATCGCGGTCGCCTCCTGATGACTCTTTACGCAGCAATCCTGAGACTTCAGGCTGACATTCATAAGTTCCCGCGCATAGACATGCTCGAAGTTGTCCACTTCGCGCAGGGCCAGGTTGCCAATGCGGCCCGCGACATTTCGGCGAAGGCGGATGCTGCACTCGATTCGATATGGGCGATTGCGGCCGCGAAGGGCACGCCAATTCCCGATCGACACATTCCGCCTAATGGCAGGCCGCCACTGATCGTCAATTAGTGTGAAAGGCAAACACGCCCATCGAACGTTTAGGCTCATGTTCAAGGGTTCCGAACCAGGGTGAGCGGGCTTCTGGCAGCCTCGTCGCACGGCGAATTCCGTCGTGCTCATTTCTTCTCGGCCTCCTGCTTCTTCGCCTGCTCGACGGCAGCGGCGAGTTTCTGGATGTAGGACTCCGCGGCGGCGATCGACATCACCTGGTGCCCGCCGCAGACGAATGTGTGGACCTTGCCGGCGATGGCGCTGGCTTCGGGGCGATCGGCGTTCGGACTCATACCGGCGCGACCTCGCGCACGTAGAACGCGACCGGACCCCAGTCCTCCGTCTCCCACATGCCCGCGAGCAGCCAGCCGCCCTCGGGGGTCTGCGGGGTCCAGCCCGAGAAATCCGGGTCGCCCTGCTCGAAGTAGCGGTCGATGGCCGCCTGGTCGTCGCTCGATTCCAGGTGGACGAACTGGCGATCGAAGCCTGCGGCGTCCAGCGCGGATGTGTCGAGGTAGCCCTCGCCGTCCTTGTCGGTCAGGAATCGATCGAGGTCCGGATGCTCGACGCAACCCATGTCGTCGCGCGCGGGCAGGGCGGCAGGGTCGAACAGCTTGCGGATGGGCAGGTCCATGGTCACTCCTCGATCTGGATTTCGTGTTCGCGGCAGCAGGCGCTGTACGCCTCCTTCAGCCGCATGAGGTCGTTGGGTGCTTCGAGGTCGTCGCTTTCCAGAAGGCGGGCCAGCTCGAGGCGGTAGGCGCGCGTCGCGTCACGGGTCGAGCAGTCGCGCGCCACGCCCAGCACGTCGCTCCAGTGCTGGCGCGCGGGCACGGTCGCCGTCACGGTCTGATGCGGTGCTGCCGGCGCCGGGGCAGGCGTACCAGCGGCAGCCCGGGGCGCTTCAGCGAGCCCGACGAGCCACCAGGCAGTGCTGCCGCCACGCCGGTCGTCGCGGATGACCTTGCCCTCGCGCTGGAGCGCCTGCAGCCGTCGGCGCGTCTGCGGCACGGACAGGTCGGCCTCATCCGCGATCTCGCCGATCAGCGGCCCGTAGACGACGGCCGTGATGTCGCCGCCGCGCAGCGGCTCGTAGCGGGAGGCGCGCGCGACGGCGCGAAGGCACGCGCGCTTTAGGGCATGCTCGAAATCGGCAAACTTCTTGCTGAGCGCGGTCATGCGATCCGCACCGCGATAAGGTTGGCAAGCCGCGACGTGCGGTTCACGAGGGTGGTGCAATGGACGAGAATACGAAGGCGCTGATTGCAGCCCAGCTTGCGGCGGGCATGCTTGCGAGCGGTCACTTCACCTTTACGAAACAAAACTCTCGTGACGCAGACTTCGCGGTCGGTGTTTACCTCTCCGTGTTGGCTTCGATGAATCGCAACGAGCGGGCGGCGAGCGCTTAACCTCATCATGCGGCCTGCCGGATCGCGTTGATCACGTCCGTCGCCACGCGCGGGCACACGGCGTTGCCGAGCATATGAACGGCGTCCCGATGGTTCTTCGGGAGCTGGTAGTCGCTCGGGAAGCCCATGGCGTGGCGATACTCCTCGGCTGTCAGCATGCGCATGCGGTCACCATCGACCACTGCGTAGCGGTCGCGCGTGGTGACCGTGCCGATCGGGCGATGGATCGAACGACCGCCCCACTCGTTGCCGAAGTACGCCGTGAGGAAGCGATCACCGTGGGCGGCGCGCCCGGCGAGCACGCGCGTCAGGGTCTTCTCCGCACGGCCCGGCTTCTCGATCGGTGACCAGCGGCCTGCGCCGAAGTCGATGAACGTGGATGCCGGGACGTGCTCGCGCCGCGGCAGGCGGAGCTGGATCGAGTTGGCGGACCGCGTGCCGACGATGAAGACGCGCACGCGGTGCTGCGGCACGCCGTGGTCGGCGGCATCGATGAAGTAGATCGAGATCGAATACCCCAGCGCCTCGATGGCTGCCTTCCAGGCTTCGAACATCGCCCACTTCACGAATTCCTTCACGTTCTCGACGACGAACGCGTATGGCTTCTTCGCCTCAAGCGCCGCGACCACGGCCCACGCGGTCGACCGGAGCGAGTCATGGTGCGGCCGCTCCTTCCCCCGCGCGCGGCTGTGGCCTTGGCACGCCGGCGACGCCAGAAGCAGGTCGAGGTGGGGCAGCAGAGCGAAATTCGTCTGCTGAAGGTCCTGGCAGGCGTGGGTGGTCTCGGGATGGTTCGCCGCGTGCACAGCAACAGCTGCCGGCCAGTGGTTCGCTGCATAGACGACGTTGCAGCCCGCGGCGCGCGCGCCTTCGCTGAAGCCGCCCAGGCCGGCGAAGAGATCGCCCACGTCCAGTGCACCCGTGAGCGGCTTCTTCGCGATGGGGATGTGGTGGCTACCGTCAGCCATTGGTGTCGGTCCTGCTGATGATCTTGCGGATGGTTTCGAGGGTGTTGCAGCTGCCGGAGGCGTCAGTGACCCGCCACCCCTCCAGTTCGAGGCCCCGGAAGAACTCGCCGTAGGTCCGGTAGGCGCCGACGCATGCGGCGGTGAAGCCCTTGTGCGTGACGACGGTCCCGATGCGCTGGCGCGTGCCGTCGTGGCGCTCGAGGAACAGCTCGTAGGTCTTCTGCTGGCGCACCCGTCGGCACGCGGCGCGCACGGCGCCGGGCGTGATCTGGAATCGGTTGGCAACCTCGTCGGTCGTCCCGGCGGCGCGCGCGGCCGCGATGGCCTCGTCGCGCTCGTGGTCGCGCATGCCTGCGTAGATCGGGGCGGCGGCCATCACTCGGGCCTCGGCAGGTTGAAGATCGTCGCCAGGCGCTCGAACAGGCGGCCGTGCTCGAGCATCATCAGCGCGAGGTTCGCGTCCGCTTCGGCGGCGGCGCTCTCCGGCTCGTCCGGCACCTCGTCGAGCACGACGTCGGTGAAGCGGACCTTGCGGAGCACGAGGTCTTCACCGAGCACGAAGCTGATGCGGTCGTCGAACACCAGGCCGATACGGAAAACTTGCTTGCCTGTCCGCAGGTGCTCGCGCACCTCGTCGGTATCGAGGTCCTGCCGGCGGCAGCGCGCGACAGCGCCTGAGGCCGTAGCCGGGTCGCGCAACTCGATCTCGTCGCCCAGCTCGAAGCCGGTGGGCAGCTTTCCCGTCGCGACCCAGTGGGTCATCAGCACGCGGGGCGATTCCTCCGGCGCGAGCGGCACAGCCGGGAAGGAGCCCAGCGCCTCGCGCAGCTGCGATAGCACGTCTTCGGCTGCGCGGCGGCTTGCGGTATCGACCACGAGCCAGCCATCCCGCGCGTCGGCGTAGGCCCGGATGCGTGAAGCCCTGACGAAGGCGCGCGGCAGCAGCTCGTTGAGCACGTCGTCCTTGATGCGCTTGCGCTCCCGGCCGCTCACCTTCCTGCCCTCGGCCTCGGCGATCTTCTCGACGCGCTTGGCGATCTCGTCGTTGACCACGCCAGGCGGCAACAGCTTCGTCTGGGAACCGGCGGCGATTGAAGTCACCGCCCCCACGTGGTGAGTAAGGTCGTGGGCGGCGAGGCTGGTCGGCGACACGAAGCCCCGGGTCGAGAGTTCCATCGGACCGACATCGCGCAGGCGGTGCTCTGGAAGCACTTCGTCGAGGCGCGCGAGGTCTTCGGCGACGGCGGGTGAGAAGCGAAACAGCGTGAGGTTGCGGAAGAACATCAGGAATCCTTGCCGGCGCGGCCGGCCGCGATCAGAAAGGGATGTCGTCTTCGTTGAACTGCTCGCCCTGGGCGGGCGGCGTGGATCCGCTGGCGCGCTGCTGGTCGGCGTCGCGCTGCGCGCGGCCCTTGCCGGTGCGGCCGCTGGCGCGCTCCCCGCCGCCGAAACGGGAATCCCCGTAACGGTCTGACGGACGGTCGGCCTGCTGCCCACCGAGCATCTGCAGCTCGCTCGCGATGACGTCGGTGGTGTAGCGCTCAATGCCGTCGCGGTCGGTGTACTTGTCGTGGCGCAGGGAGCCCTCGACGTACACCTGACGGCCCTTCTTCAGGTACTCGCCGGCGACCTCGGCGAGGCGCCCGAACAGCTTCACGCGATGCCACTCGGTGCGCTCCTGCTTCTCGCCCGACTGCTTGTCGGTCCACTGCTCGGACGTGGCGATGCTGATCGTGGTGACCGCCGTGCCGCCGCCGGTGTACCGGACGTCGGGATTGCCGCCGAGGTTGCCGACGAGGATCACCTTGTTGACGCCGCGAGCCATCAGGCGATCGCGCCGCGCTGCGTGACGTCGTCGCCCGCGCCCTTGCTCAGGTCGCTCACGGCGGGCTCGGCGGCGGCGGTTTCGACGTCGGCGCCGTCGTGCAGAGCGCGGACAAGCTCGTCCTGCCCGGCCACCTCGACGGTGTACTCGTCGAGCGCGACGTGGCGCAGCGCCTGCGCCTGCGAGGTGGCACGCACCAGGCGCACGCTGTTCGTGTTGCTGCGCTTCACGGTGTAGATGCGGGTTGGGGTCTTGCTCACTGCGGATTCCTTTGCTGGCGAGGCCGGCGCTGTTGAAGAGGTGGCCGGTGAAGCACCGCCGGCCGTCGGTACGCGCCACACCTCGGGGGAGGGGGAAGGCGCGGGCGTTCAGTGACCGCAGAAGGCGATCAAGGCGAGAAGGCCGAGCAGCGGAAGTCCCAGGCCCTTCGCGAGGTCGAGCCAGTCGCGCCGCGTCATCGGCCGGTGCGCCTGCGCGTGCTCGCCGATCTGCGCGAGGTGGATCTCGAAGTCCGTCACGGCTTCGCCTCGCACCGCTCGGCGGTGACCACGACCACGGGTGTGCCGTAGAGGCCCATCGTTCCGACCTGCTCGGTCTTGTGGCCGCGCACGCACGCCGCGCTGGACTGGGTGAGGGTGGAAACCTTGAGGTCCGGCCGCGCACGCCACTCGCCGCAGGCGGTAAGGGAGACGGCGGCGCCGATCAGTATGAAGACGACGAGCCAGCCGCCGCGCTCTTCGAACCAGCGCTGGAGCGCGGGCGTGGACGAAGAGGCGTGGCGCAGCTGCTCGGCGGCGCGCTCGTCGCGCACTTCGCGGTCACCGGCGCGCTTCGTCACGGCGTAACGGAGGGCCTGACGCTCGCGGATCGTGAGGCGGTTCATGCGGCACCGCCGGTGCGCGCGCTGCGGATGTCGCGGGCAATTTCCATGAAGGCGTCCCGGCGAACGCGGCATCGGCGGGATTCGTCGTAGAGGCGGCCCGACTTTCCGCAGCGGAGCTCCGCACGAGCATCACGGCGCAGGCCGACCCGCCACCGATTTTGCTCACGGGCCGCGGCTACCCAATAGCCCACAGCAAACGCCGTTGCACGCGCCTCTCGCTGCTGGTCGTTCATGCCGCCGCCTGCTGCGCATCGCGCGCCATCTGCCCGTAGTGGTTGGCCGCAGCATTGCGGGCGCTGTCGAGGAGCGCGTTGTGCGCGCTGCACAAGGCCCGGTAGGCGTCCTTCGCATGGAAGGCGGCTTCACCCGGCGAGGCGAGGTCGGACTCGATGTCCGCGATCACCTGGTTGACGGTGCGGGTCAGTTCGCCGAGGCGATCCGCGAGCCGCTGCTGGCTACCGAGTGCATTCTGATTGGTGCGCATGGTCCTCTCCCTCGCCGGTGTCCGGCGGCGTGGAAGAGAGTCTATTTCTCTGAACTAGCGACAGTCAAGAGAAATGAACTTATCGGGTACAGAGCACTAAACTGCATTCAGTGTATGTTTATCTTAGTAGCGTGCCGCTGGTGCTTGTCGTCAAACCCTTACGGCTTGGTCGGAGCGATGCTCCAGCTCACGCTCGTTCCAATCACGGACCGCAGGTTTCGGCCGCGATAACGGAACGCAGGCGATCATTGAGCAGGGCGAGTCGCCGCTTGGCCTCCGCGTTCTGGCCAGGCGCCCACGAGTCGAAAGAGACGTGGATGGCATATGCGCCATTGCCAACTGGCTGGCGCGTAACTCGCCCTCCGAAGAGGCCGGCGCCCGTCGGAGCGTATGTTTCCAGCAGGGAAGGGGTGGCCATCCGGAGGCGCATGCCGCTCATTTCCTCGATGCTCGCCGACGCTGCAGCCCAGGCCGCATCGCACCGAGTGGGGCAGTTACAGACGGGTATTTCTGCCATCGCAGGCGGCCCGCCGACCCGGAAGGGAGCAACCTGTAGCTTGGGCGGGTCGATCATCATCTGAGGAGCGGCGAGCGCGGCGATCGCCATAGCGCCTACGACTGCGAGCATTGACCTCCCCCTATCCCTGACGTCCGCCCATGATAGGAAAAAGCCCGCCGGAGCGGGCTTTAATCACTTCTTCTTGGAATCGCCGTTTGGTTGCTCTGCCCTGACTTTGGCAGCCGCATCATTGGCCGCTTTGTCGGCTGCCGTTTGGATGGATTGCTGAATTCCCGACCCGGCTTGGTAGGCCGACCAGCCATCTGCCTTGAGCGCGTATTCCAAACCACCGAGCGCTAGTACCGTAGCGATAGCCGTGCCAATGATCGTCCATTTCAAAGACTTATTGCTATCTTTCACCTTGTCCATAGCGCCATCAACCGCATCGCCCAGGTCTTTGAACAACTCTTTGCGGGTGTCGCTGGCTTCTTGTTTGGAACGCAAGATGCCGTCGACCACCTGTTGGTTCGCACGTTCAGAAGCTCTCTCGATTCGCTCAATGAATTCGTCAGTCCGTTTGACTTGGCCTTCATAAGCAGTCTCCATGCGTTGAAGCCGAGCGTCCATTCGCTCCTCTATGAGCTGGAGCTTGAGGTCGATTTCGTCGCGAGTCATGGCTCCATTCTCATACGTTTCCTTCGTAGGCGCACGCGCTGGCTGACGCGGGGCTAGGGACCCCGTAGGGTCAGCGGAAATGAACGACGATAAGTAACTGTAATTACTATCAATAAATGACAAGATGGGTATGGATGGCCTAGCTGGCGACCAGCTATTCCAATCGTCCACCGTGACAGCCGGATCTTCTTGGAGGGCATTGACCGTGATCATTTCCACGTCGGCGCCGTATGCCTTCGCCGAAATTTTCGTCGGGGGATCAGGCCAACGCCCACGGAGCTCTTCAGCGAGGCTTCCGGACATATCCAAGGCTCTCGACTACTTCGTCACCTAGGGTGTCGAGGACACCGCGCGCGAGATCGCGCATCCGGTTCGGAGGGATGCGGTGGACGTAGGTCATGACTCGCTCCACAGCAAGATCCTGCCCGGACACTGTCATTACATCCCGCCCGAGAGCCACCACGTAGTACTTCTCACCGTCGGTCATTTCCGCAGAGCCAACGATGACGTGATCGACAATCTCGTTACCCAGGCCCGGGCCCTTCACCCACGCCAAATTACCATTCTGGATCGACTGCACCACGGGCCCCGAAGGCCCTTCGTTCTCTGCCACATTGCCCCCTGAAGTATGAAAATGGATCTCGGATGAAACCTGAGAAAGGATGTCATCGTCGTGCATAACCGTCTGTAGGGTTTCCCCTACACGAGGCTAGTCTTCCCAGCTACCGATCCATCGAACGCGCCCGTGGATGGCGAACTGCCTTGTTTCTTCGACCGCGACGGGCTTGCGCCACTTCGGGTCGTCCTTGTTGTCGCTGGCGATGAACCAGCGCCCGCCCAGCTCGACCAGCCGCTTGGCCATGAGCGTACCCTCGTAGCTGATCACGTAGATCTTGTCGTCACGAGGCTCGATATCTGAAGTGTCGAACAGGATGGCGTCGCCATTCTTGATCGTGGGCGCCATGGACTCGCCGCGGCCGTAGAGCACCGCCAGCCGATCAGCCCGAAGCTTTTTGCGGCGGAGGCTCTCGGCCCGGAACTTCAGCTTGTGGGTCTCGGCGTAGTCATCGACCACCGCACCCTCGCCCAGGGCGGCGGCTTGGCGCACGCCGATGATGTCGGCCCAGCCTTCCTCCGCCACCTGCTCGACGTCGTCGGCCGAGCCCTTGCCCCAAACCAGCCAGTCCCGACTGACATTGAGGTAGCCGGCGACCTTGTTGATGGTTTCCGCGCGCACCTTCTCGGGCTTCGTCGTGTCGTTCAGGATGTTGTAGATGGCGCCCTTCGAAAGGCGGCAAGCCGCGATCACGTCAGGCGCAGTGCGCTGCCGCAGATCCAGCGCTTCTTGAAGTCGGGTCCCCATGCTCATGGGCGCGAAGATAGGGACGAAGCGGTTCAGAGAGCTTGACTGAGCAAAGTTCATAGCTCTAGACTCGCGCCACATGGACCTGACCAAAAGCGCCGTTCGTTCCGCCCTTGGTTTTACCAAGGACATCCAGCTGGCCGAGTTCTTCGGCGTCGGCAAGGCCGCCGTCTCCAACTGGCCAGAGGACGAGCTGCTGCCCGAGGCGCGCCAGTGGCAGGCCAGGGCGAAGCGACCCGACCTGTTCCCGCCGGAGGACGCTGGGCGACACCGAAGCCCGGCCGCCTCGGCAGGGGCGACGGCCGAAGCAACTCCGACTGTTCTGACCGGGAAGGTGGCCTGACGTGGCATCCGTCCTCTCGATCGTCTTCTTCGCGACCTGCGTGCTCTGGCCGATCGCCAAGCGGGCAGGGCGCTGACGCGCCACCCGAACGAAGTCCCCTGATTCCCTGCTCACCCTGTTTTCCATGGTGAGGACTGTACCGGCGGGGTTCCGCCAATTCTTCATGTGAGTGAGACGCCCATGTATGTTCTCGACGCCGCCGCCCAGACCGTCCACGCCTATCCGGGTGGTGCCGAATCGCTCGCGCCGCGCATCGGCGTGTCCGCCGGCATCCTGCGCAACAAGGTCAACGTCAACAACACGACGAACCACCTGACGCTCGCCGAGGCGAACGAGATCATGGCGGCGACCGGCGATCACCGGATCCTCCAGGCGCTGGCGCAGGAGCATGGCTACGCGCTGGCGCGCATCGACCACGGCGCGGGCGGAGACCGCACGGTCGTTCACCACCTGCTGGACCTCGGCATGGCCGAAGGCGAGTTGTCGCGCACGATCCACGACGCGCTCGCGGACAACGTCATCACCTTCAACGAAATGAACGCGATCGCCGCCGCGGGCCATGCGAACCAAGCCGCTCTGATCGGCCTGATCAACCGCCTGCGCGTCGCGGCTCATGCCGCCCCGGTGTCGGCATGAGCGGCCCGTCACGCATGTGCTGGTGCGATGACATGGCGTGTCGCTTCACGGACCCGGGTCGGCCTTGTCCTTCGCCGCGCCCGATATGGGCCGAGCCGAACGGCTACGACCCGCAAGCGGTAGACCCCACCGAAAAGTGGAACGGTCGCCTGTTCACCTGCTCGCCGTCGCTGAGTCCCGATCGGTGAACCACCTGGCGTTCCCGGGCTACCGCCAAGCATGCGCCGACATGGCGCAGCTGGACGCCTGCGGAAAGACGCCGGACTGGGACACAGCCGCTGACCTGATTCTGCGCACGCCTTCCCGCTGGGACCGGCCACCGCCGCGTCCACAGCTTCCCCTGTTCAACCAGCAGCACGCTAACCCGGGGGTAGCTTCCCGGGGACAACCGGATCCGGCCGGCTGCGTGTCTGCACTTCGCCGGAACCCGGAGTAGGTATGCACGACAACGACCTTGATGATCTCGCGACCATCGCAGCAATGACGGTTCGCCTCGCCGCGCGCGCTTCCGCCGCGGGAAACAGCGACGCCGCCGCGTCGGTGAACGACATCGCATCCAGCTGCATGGCCTGGCTCTGCCTCACGCTGGACGTGAACGGCGACGAGGTGCGTAGCAGGGCTGCGCAGCGGCTGGCTGATGAGCGCGCGATGCGTGCCGCGGCGGTGCACTGATGGCTGGCGACTGGATCAAGATGCGTTCGGACCTCTTCACGCATCCGAAGGTTGTCCGCATGGCGTCCGCATTGAAAGCGGACAGATTGCGCGTGGTCGGCGGACTCATGTCCGTGTGGTGTCTTTTCGACGCGCACTCGGCCGATGGAAAGATCGAAGGCTACGACTTCGGCACGGTCGACGAACTGCTCAACTGGCCGGGCTTCGCGGCGTCTATGAGCGCCGTGAACTGGCTGGCGCAGGACGGCGAAAGCCTTGTCCTGCCTGACTTCGACAAGCATAACGGCCAGTCCGCGAAGCGCCGTGCGCAGGACGCCGACCGGAAGAGGGAAGTCCGAAAGACGTCCGCATCGAATGCGGACGCAAAGCGGACCAGAGAAGAGAAGAGAAGAGAAGAGAAAGAGCAGGGCGCGACTGCGTCGGCGCCTACCCTCGAACTCGTCTCCGACGAACGAGGACAGGGCGACAAGCCGCCGAGCAAGCGCGGCACACGGCTGCCGGACGACTGGCAGCCCAGCGACGAGGACGTGCAGTGGGCTCGCGCCGAGCGGCCCGACGTGGATCTGCGCGCCGAGCTGGCGTCGTTCCGCGACTACTGGCGCGCCAAGCCCGGCGCCGATGCGGTGAAGCTCGACTGGTCGGCCACGCTGCGCAACTGGATTCGCCGCGCAAGCCCGTCACGGTCTAACGGCGGCGGTCGCCAGCCTAACCCGGTCCGACCGCGCCGCGAGCTGACGCGGGAGATCGCCCGATGACCAGCTTCCGCGCCGAAGCCGCGGCGATGGGCCTGCGCGTCCCGCCCCACTCGAACGACGCCGAGCAGGCCGTGCTGGGTGGCCTGATGCTGTCGCCGCGGGCGCTCGACCGCGTAGCTGGTCGCCTCGCGCCGGACGATTTCTATCGCCGCGACCACCGCGTGATCTTCAAGGCCATGCTGGGGCTGTCCGAGCGCGGCACGCCCTGCGACGCGATCACCCTGGGCGAGTGGTTTGTGGCGAAGGACCTCGGCCACATGGTCGACGCGACGTACCTGATGGAGCTGGCAAACACGACGCCGAGCGCGGCCAACATCGTCGCCTACGCAGCCATCGTGCGCGACCACGCGACCCGGCGCCGCGTCATCGACACCGCGACGCGGCTCGTCGAGCAGGCCTTCGCCGCCAACGACGACACGGGTGAACTGCTCGACAGCGGCATCACCGAGCTGATGGGCATGCAGCGGGTCGAGACGACCACCGAGTTCACGCTCCGCCAGGCGCTGTCGCTGGCGTACGAGAGGGCCGAAGAGGTGAAGCGCCTGGGCGGTCTGGTGCCGGGTATCTCGACCGGCCTGACCGACCTTGACGACGTGCTCGGCGGCTTCCACGACTCCGACCTGATCGTCATCGGCGCGCGCCCCGCGATGGGCAAGACCGCGCTGCTGCTGAATCTCGCGCTGGCCGCCGGCCGCCAGCGCCGCAGCGACAGCGGTGATGTCGAAACCGTGCCCGTTCCCGCCGGCCTGATCTCCACCGAGCAGCCGGTCGTCCAGCTCGGCGCGCGCTTCCTCGCGATCGAGGCGGGCATCAAGGCCTCACGCCTGCGCAACGGCTCCCACGATGAGAGCGACCTCGAGCGCATGTTCTTCGCGGTCCAGCGCCTTCAGGACCGCGAGCTGGTCATCAACGATCGCGCGAGCGTGACCATCGCCGACGTGCAGCGCACTGCGCGCCGATGGAAGCAGGAGCGCGATATCGGTGTGCTGTGGGTCGACTACATCCAGCGCATCCACGGCTCGGACCGCCGCGCGAAGAAGAACGAGCAGGTCGCCGAGGTCGCCGCTGGCCTGAAGGACATCGGCCGCGAGCTGGACATCCCGGTCGTGGCGCTCGGGCAGGTCCGTCGCGAGGTCGAGAATCGCGCCGACAAGCGCCCGAACATGGGCGACCTGTCCGACTCGAGCGAGATCGAGAAGGAAGGCGACCAGATCGCCATGATCTACCGCGACGAGGTCTACAACGCCGAGACCGCGGACAAGGGCCTGGCCGAGATTCTGATCGAGAAGAACCGCCACGGCCCGACAGGCCTCGTCCGCACGCAGTGGATCGCCGAGACGATGAAGTTCGCCGACTGGCGCCCGGGGAGGGACTGGGATGCCTGACGACCTGCTGGCGCGCATCGGTGGCGAGCTTCAGCGCTATGAGGTCGAGCGCGAGGCCAACCGCGCCCGCCATCCATTCGCGATGGAGATCGTCGACGGCCTGCGCGCCGTGGGTATCAAGCCGCGTGTCGTGCACGCGGTGAACGCCGCCGGCGAGGTGTTGGGCAAGCCGCCCGTGCTCCCCGGCATCGGTGTCGACGGCGACAAGCTGGCGCACCTCCCCGAATACGAAGCGGCCTGGCGACGGATCCTCGGCAAGCAGCCGGACAACCGCCAGACCTACAACCTGCGCGCCCAGCGCGCCATCAAGCCCAACGCGTGGAGAGTGGACGAGTGAGCAGTGACCTGATCGAAGCGAAGAAGGCGGCGGTGGCTGCGACGAAGGCCCGTTCCACATGGGCCTATCGGAACAACTATGCCGGCCTCCCGAAGGTTTCGACGATCAGCACGCGGGAACCTACGAGTCACACCCTGCACCTGACGGGCCTGCATTCGTGGGACTACGCCAAGGTGGCGGGATGTTCGCTCGCCGCCGCTCGCAATCACCTGGGTCGTCTCGCGAAAGCTGGGCTCATCATCGAGCGGAAGGGCTGGTCAGGCATCCGGGACTTCACGCTTGTGCCAGAAGAGGCTGAGGCGCTCGGCCGGGAGATCATCGCGGAGCTGCGCGCCGAGGGCTTGCCCTACGACGACGAATGGCGTGCAGCTCGCGACGGGGTGGCCGCCGAGTGAAGCGCACACCCCTGATCCGCAAGACCCCGCTCAAGGCGCGCCGCGGCTTCGCTGCCATGACCGCCATTCGTCAAGCCTTGACGGCGGTGCAGTCGCGCGCGGTAGCGATCCGGCGCGCACTGCGGCGCGGGAAGGCGAAGGCCGCTACCGACGCCGAGAAGCGCCGCTGGGCCGAGTGCCGCCGGCGCGGCTGCGTGGCATGCCACCTCAACCTGGTCGACCACGGGCTGGCGCGCGCGAGCTACGCGAACGACCTTGAGATCCACCACCTGCTGTCGGGCGGTCGGCGCCGCGGTCACTCGTTCACGATCTGCCTGTGCCACTACCACCACCAGGGCAAGCGCCTGCCATACCCGGAGGCAGGCTACCGGGGGCAGGCTGAGAAGCTGGGGCCAAGCCTCGGGCGCGAGCCGCGCCGCTTCCGTGAGGTGTACGGCACCGACGACGAGCTGCTGGCGTACCAGACCCTCATGCTCGACGGGGCCGAGGTGTTTTCGTGAAGCCGCTCGTGATCGAGATCGACGACATGCGCCTCAAGGGCAGCCTGAACGCCCGCGAGCACTGGCGCGCCCGCGCGAGTCGCGTGCGACGAGAACGCGAGGCCGCACACTGGACCCTGCTCGATGCGAAGCGCCCCCCGCTTCCGGTGGTGGTCCGCCTCATTCGGGTGGCGCCCCGCTCCCTGGACGACGACAACCTGCAGGGTGTGTTCAAGGCCATTCGTGACGGCGTGGCGGACGCCTACGGCATCGACGACAAGGACCGCTCGCGCATCCGGTTCGAGTACGACCAGGAGCGCGGCGCTCCCCACCAGTACGGCGTGCGGATCGAGGTTCGGCCGGCATGACCATCCACTTCGCCACTCGCGCCGAACGCATCCTCGCCTCAGTGCGCGGGTCGTTGAACGTGCTGGTGAATGAGCCCTACGAACCGGAATCACTGGCGGTCCGGTGCGAAAACCTCGCCGGCATGCTCAAGCGCGCCGCCGGCGACCTGCGCCGGACGGCGAAGCAACAGAAGAAGAGCGGCGCCGCTGGCGCCGTGCACGACACGCGGAAGTAACCAAGGGGACCCTGAAGATGCGAGCGGCTGAACTGATGGCACGCCTTAACCCAACGAACATTCGATACGACGTCGGCCGCGGTGGTCTCCCCGAGCTGACCGCGCAGGACATCGCCGCCGCGATCGGCATGGTGTCGCCCGGCCTCGGCCGCGAGCTGATGTGCCGCCTGTGGTGGCCGGAGGGAGCGCAGCTCGCGGCGAAGGAGTTGGACAGGCTCCTGATGGAGGCGCAGCTCGGGGAGTGGAGGCGCCGCAGCGACGCCCTCATCACCGCCCAGCTGCGTGCCGAGGTCGCAGAATCGGACCGCCAACGGCGCGTCGCGAGTACCGCGGTGGATGCGGCGAAGGCCGAGCAATGGCCTCGTGTCGGTCCCGGCTCGCCTTACGCGAAGATCCGGATCGCCGTCCTCGCGGAAATGAGCGCCGCATGCCTCTGTCCCGACTGCCGTGGCCGCGGCTTCGTGATGATCGAGGGAAAGATTCGCGGCTGCGCGACGTGCGAGACGTCCGGCCGTGCGAAGGTCAGCGACCGCGCACGCGCCGAAATGGTGGGGGTGAACCGGGAGACCTATCGGACCTCGATCGCGCCTGTGTACACGTGGCTGATCGACTTCTGCCAGGCCTCACTGGAACCGGCGCGAAGGGAGTTCATGCGCCGCATCGAGTGACAGTTGCATCCTGTCACTCAACCCTAGATTATCCGTATCGTCACAAACGCTCGGCCATTCGGTCGGGCGTTTTTCGTTTCGTCCCGCCGCGGGGACGATCGGCCTGCACGGCGCTCCCCTCGTCGTGCAGGCCAATTTCCTACGGAGCTCCGATGGACGCCAAGACATTGCAGGCGGCCACCGGGATTTCCGGGCCGCGCGCCAACGAGTGGGCTGCGCCGATCACCGCGGCCATGGCCGAATTCGACGTCGTCACCCCAGCACAGCAAGCCGCCTTCGTCGCCGAGTGGGCGCACGAGACGGCGGGCTTCGCGCTGCTGCGCGAGGTCTGGGGGCCGAACGCGGCGCAGCGGCGGTACGAAGGCCGTGCCGACCTCGGCAATACGCAGCCCGGCGATGGCAAGCGCTTCATGGGGCGCGGCCTGCCGCAGTTGACCGGGCGAGCCAACTACACGAAGGCTTCCGCCGCCCTCGGCGTCGACCTGGTAAGGAACCCGCAACTGTTGGAGCAGCCGCTGCTGGCGGCGCGCGCCGCGGGATGGTTCTGGAAGGCGAACGGGCTCAACCGGTACGCGGACCGAGGCGACTTCCTCGGCCTGTCGATCCGGATCAACGGCAAGAACAAGGACGGCCTGCCCAACGGGTGGGAGGATCGCCAGCGCCGCTGGGCAATCGCGAAACGCGCTCTGGGTGTGCAGTGACCGAGCAGGACGACGAAGTAGCCATGGTCCACGAGCGCGTAGAAGCCACCGAAGCGCATGCGGCCGAGGTCGCCATGCAGCACATCAGTGCCTACGCGCCGTTCCTCGGCGCCATCGAAGCGGTCGAGGATCGTGGCATCAGCTCGTTCGAGCGCATCGCCTCGACTCGCGCCGTGAGCAAAGCTGAAATGACCGATCTGCTCGGGCGCGACATCCGCCGCTTCGTGCGCTCGCTGCGCCCGCGCACGGTCATCTACCCGCAACTGGGTTCGGTCCGGCTCGCCGTCCTCGCTCATGTAGCCATGGTGATCGGCACGCACGCCCTGATGCAGTGTCGCGAGCTGTGGGACGCGATCAGCCAGTCCCGGTGGGATGACGCGCAGGACGTGCTGCTGATGACCCGATGGCCGGAGCGGGCGACCGGGAACGGCGAGCGCCGCCGCATGCTCGAGCTTGCGCGAATGATGCGTACCGGCCTGGTCCCGATCGCCTGGACGCACTGATGCGTCGCGGGACCTACGTGCAGTCGATCGCGGCCCTAATCGTGATCGGCGCGTGGGTCCTCGACTTCCGGGTCGTCGACTTCATGCTGCGTAACGGCCTGCCAACCGGCGCCGACAGCGTGCTGCTCGGCACGATCCTCACCGCGTGGAATGGCGCCGCGACCGGCGTCATCGTCAGCTTCTTCTTCGGCCGCAGCAGCGACAGCGACCGGAAAACCGAAATTCTCGCCAACGCCACGCCGGCAGCGGCAGCGCCTACCGCCGCGGCCACGCCGCCCACCAGCCAGACGCAGACGCCATGACCGATGGATCCAGCGCAGCGCATGTGCCGGGCAGCGAGCGCCGTCGTCCACAGGTGTCACAGCGCCTGGCCGTCGCCATGATGGTCGCCGGCTTGAGTGGTACCAGCTACTTCGGCGCGACCTCGGTCAGCGCGCAGCGCGAGGCGGCGGTGACCCGTGACGAGGCGACCCGCATCACTGCGGCGCGCAACCGTTACGAGGACCTGTACCAGCATTGCCAAGAGCGCGAGTCGGATCGGATGAACCACCGTATCGACCGCATCGAGGACCGACGGTGAGCGTGAGGCTGGCTGCGATCGCTGCGCTCGCGCTCGCCGCAGCTGCCTTCGGCGCTGGATGGTACGTACGGGGCGAGTCCGCCCGTGCCGACCTTGCCGAATTGCAGCGTGACCGCGCCGCGGCCGACGCCGGCCTGGCGCTTGCGAGCGCGCAGGCTGAAGCGGCGCAGCGGTCGCGGGAAGAACATCAGGCGGCGGGCATCGCGTCCGCTGCCGCGAGCTACGAGAGAGGCAAGGCCGATGCAGTACGTGATGCCGAGCAGGCTGTTGCCGATCTCACTGCTGGTAATCGGCGGCTGCGCGACCAGTGGGCAACCTGTCAGGTCGCCAGCGCCGCTGCAGTGTCGGCTTTCTCCGGTGGACAGCGCGCTGATGGAGAAGACGGACTACGTGCGGCAGGCGTCGGAAGAGTTCTTCGAATCGTCGGGCAGTGCCAAGCTCAGCGCGACGCCCTCCAGCAAGCCCTGATGGCTGAGCGTGCCGAAGCTGCGGACGCTCGGTAGCCGGGTTGCGATGGCGCCGTCCCGGCAGCCAGCGACGCAGCGCACCGCGGACCGGCGGACGACAGGCAGGGCGCTTCAGGAGCGCCGCCTGCGCATCTGGTCGCGTGACCCGCACTGCGCCGCCTGCGGTCGGCTGGTCGCCATGCACGAGTTCGAGCTCGACCACGTCGTCGCCCTGACCAACGGCGGTGCGGACGTGGACGACAACTGCCAGGTGCTGTGCATCGGGCTCGACGGGTGCCACCACCGCAAGACCCAGGCCGACCTCGGCCGGGCGCGCGGACCCTGACCTCGGCCACCCGCCGGCCACCCGGGCGTCTCGCCGCGAGGGTGGGGGCGGGGCAAAAGTTCGGAGCGAATCGGCTGGGAAACCGACCGTCCTCTCACGCACGGAAAATTTCCCCTGTTTGATTAATTGCAACAGGGGCCGGAAATCAAACGACCCGCGCCGCGCAAGGCTTTCGGCCCGATCCGGCGCACCGAGGTGACGCATGCCGCGCGGTGGTCCTCGCCCAGGCGCTGGCCGCCCGAAAGGGAGCGGCTCGAAGGGCAAGAAAGCGTCCGCATCGAAAGCGGACACGAAGAAGACGAAGTCAAAGGCCGGGAAGGTGACGGTGTTGCCTCCCGGACCGCCGCCGAGCGACCCGGTCTTCGAGGGCGAGGTGCTGCCGGCGAAGATGAGCCCACTCGAGTACATGCTCCACGTCATGAACAACCCCAGGGCGGAAGGCGAACGGCGCGATCGAATGGCCGTCGCCGCCGCGCCGTACGTGCACGGAAAAATGGGCGAGCAGGGTAAGAAGGCGGCGAAGGACGCCGCCGCCGCGGCTGTCGGCGGCGGGAGCCGCTTCGGAGCTGCCCCGCCGCCGCGCCGGAACAACGTGAACTGATCGGATGGACTGGAGTACCGCCTGTCCCGACTGGGCCGAGCGCCTGGTTGCTGGGCAGTCGATCATCCCGCCGCCGATCTTCCCCGACGAAGCCGAGCGCGCGCTCGGCATCTTCAAGCAGCTCCGGGTGGTGGACCTTCCCGGCAAGCCGACCTTCGGCGAGTGCAGCGAGCAATGGGTCTTCGACTTCGTGGCGGCCATCTTCGGCGCCTACGATGCGGATACGGGCAACCAGCTGATCCGTGAGTTCTTTCTCCTGATCAGCAAGAAGAACACGAAGTCGACGATCGCCGCGGGCATCATGCTGACGGCGGTCATCCTGTGCTGGCGCGAGGACGAGGAGCACCTCATCCTTGCGCCGACGAAGGAGGTCGCCGACAACAGCTTCAAGCCCGCCGCGGGTATGGTGCGCGCGGATGAAGAGCTGAGCGACCTGTTTCATGTGCAGGATCACATCCGGACGATCACCCGGCGAGACTCCAAGGCCTCGCTGAAGGTTGTGGCGGCCGACACGGACACCGTGTCAGGCAAGAAATCCGGCAAGGTGCTGGTGGATGAGCACTGGCTCTTCGGAAAACGGGCCAACGCCGAAGCGATGTTCATGGAGGCCTTCGGCGGCCAGATCTCCCGCAACGAGGGCTGGGTGATCTTGCTGAGCACTCAGGCGGATGACCCGCCGGCCGGGGTGTTTCGCGAGAAGTTGCACTACTTCCGCGACGTGCGGGACGGCACGATCGTTGATCGGAAATCGCTGGGGGTGCTGTACGAATTCCCGCCGGACATGGTGAAGGCGAAGGCCTACCTGGATCCGAAGAACTTCTACATCACCAACCCGAACATGGGGCGCTCGGTCAGCGCCGAATGGCTCGAAGATCAGCTCCGGAAGAACCTGCCAAAGACGGATGGCACGCTCCAGCAGTTCCTCGCGAAGCACCTAAACGTCGAGATCGGCCTCAATCTCCGCTCTGATCGCTGGGCGGGCGCGGACTTCTGGGAGCAACAGGAGCGCCGTGAGGTCACGTTCGAGTACCTGCTGGAGTGGTCCGAGGTCATCGACTTCGGCGTCGACGGCGGCGGACTGGACGACCTGCTCGGTGCCGCCGCGATCGGTCGGCATCGAGTAACGAAGGAGTGGCTGGCCTGGACCCATGCCTGGGCTCATCCGTCCGTTCTGGCGCGCCGCACGGAGATCGCACCAGCGCTTCGCGACTTCGCTCGGCAAGGTCACCTCACCTTGGTGACGCGGATCGGCGACGACGTCGCGGAGCTTGCGCAGTTTGTCGCCCAGATCGAAAGCGCTGGTCTGCTCGACATGGTAGGCGTGGATCCCGCCGGTCTCGGCGGCGTCCTCGATGCGTTGGAAGAGGCAGGTGTACCGAAGGACAAGATCGTCGGTATCAGCCAGGGCTGGAAGCTCGGCGGCGCGATCAAGACCGTCGAACGGAAGCTGGCCGAGGGCACGCTGTGGCACGGCGGCCAGCCAATGATGAACTGGTGCGTGGGCAACGCACGCATCGTGGTCACCAGCAATGCAATCAACATCACGAAGCAGGCCAGCGGCACGGCGAAGATCGACCCGCTGATGGCCCTCTTCAACGCGGCGTCGCTCATGGCGCTCAACCCGGAAGGCCGCGGCGACATCGACGGCTTCGTAAGCAACCCGATCATGGTGGGCGTCTGATGGCCGAAAAGAAGCCCGGTCTGGTCAAATCGGCGTTGATCAACTGGCTCGGTATTCCGATTCAGTTGACGTCGTCGGAGTTCTGGCAGGAATGGTTCGGCACGTCGAAGAGCGGGAAGAGCGTGTCGGCGCAGAGCGCGATGCAGCTGTCGACCGTCTGGGCGTGCGTGCGGCTCGTCTCGGAAACCGTTCCTTCGTTGCCCCTGAAGCTGTATCGGCGGTTGCCTGATGGCTCGCGCGAGCTTGCGAGGAACCACGAGCTGTTCCGAGTGCTTTGCCAGTCGCCGAACAAGGAAATGACCCCGTTTCGCTTCATGCTGATGCTCGTCGCATCGCTATGCCTTCGCCACAACGCATTCGTGGAGAAAGTCCGGGTCGGGCGCAAGATCGTATCGCTGGTTCCGCTCCTGCCCCAGTGCGTGACCGTCAAGCGCCTCGATAGCGGTGCGCTCGAGTACACGTTCAGTGAGCCGGGCAAGCAACCGAGGAAGATCGCCGAAGACGACATGATGCACATCCGGGGCTTCGGCCTCGACGGTGTGTGTGGATCCGATCCGCTCAAGTACGGGCGTGACGTTCTGGGGTCGGCGATGGCCGCCGACGAGGCGGCGGGTGCGGTTTTCGCGAACGGTATGCAGACCTCGGGCGTGCTCACCCACGAAGCCGGAACGCTGAAACCGGGCCAGCGTGAAGAGCTGCGGAAGAGCCTGAACACCTTCGCCGGCAGCAAGAACGCAGGCAAGCTGATGGTCCTCGAGGCAGGCCTCAAGTATCAGGGCATCAGCATGGACCCCGAAGCAGCGCAGATGCTGGAGACGCGGCGGTTCAACGTCGAGGAAATCTGCCGCTGGTTCAAGGTGCCGCCGTACATGGTCGGGCACACGGACAAGCAGAGCTCGTGGGCATCGAGCGTCGAAGGCATGAACCTGCTGTTCCTGGTGCACTCCCTTGCGCCGATGCTGGAAAACATCGAGCAGGAAATCCAACGGTGCCTTCTGGGCGCCGCCAACGACGAGTATTACGCCGAGTTCAGCGTCGAAGGTCTCCTGCGCGCCGACAGCGCCGGCCGCGCCCAGTTCTACATCCACGCTTTGCAGAACGGCTGGATGAGCCGCAATGACGTGCGTCGACTCGAGAACCTGCCGCCGGTGCCGGGCGGCGACGTGCTCACGGTGCAGTCGAACCTGATTCCGCTCGACCAGCTCGGCAAGGTGCCGGCCGATGGGGCTCGCGCGCGTGCCGCACTCATGTCGTGGCTCGGCCAAGACGACAACCACGAAAAGGCCGCGAAGGCCGCTTAGGCGAGGACGATCGGATGAAGCACAACCGACTTCCGGGTATCCCGGAGGCCCGCGCACGGGCGGGGATCCAGTGCGACCTTTCACCGCGAGCGCTGGAGCAGTGGAACCCGTCCATTCGCGCCGCGGCTGACGACGAGGAAAGCTCTATCTCGATCCTCGACGTGATCGGCGCGGATTACTGGGGCGATGGCGTCACCTCGAACCGGATCGCCTCCGCGCTGCGCTCGATCGGCGCTAACAACCCGGTGACCGTGAATATCAACTCGCCAGGTGGCGACATGTTCGAGGGCATCGCCATTTACAACATGCTCCGCGCTCACAAGGGCGAGGTGACGGTGAAGATTCTCGGTATGGCGGCGTCGGCCGCGTCGATCATTGCCATGGCCGGTGACACCATCCAGATCGGCCGTCCCTCCTTCTTCATGATCCATAACGCGTGGATCGTGGCGATCGGCAACCGGAATGACCTCCGTGAAGCCGCTGACTACCTCGAGCCGTTCGATGCGGCGATGGCCGACGTGTACGTGGCCCGTACCGGGCAGGACACGAAGGCCGTGCAGACGATGATGGACAAGGAAACGTGGATCGGCGGCAGCGATGCCGTGGCGAAGGGCTTCGCCGACAGCCTCCTCGACGCCGAGGACGTAGCGGAATCGTCCTCTACCGCTTCCGCCACGCGCGCCGCCGCGCATCGTCTGGACCTTGCGCTGGCGAAGTCCGGCATGTCGCGTAGCGAGCGCCGGAAGCTCCTCAACGAAATCAAGTCTGGCACGCCTGGCGCTGCTGGACCGGGCACGCGTGACGCTGCCGACTCACTGGCCGACGAGGCCAACACCCACGCCGGTCTCGGTGTCGCACTCGCGCGACTCCGCCTGGCAGCAGCCATCTAATCGGAGATACGACCATGGCAGACGGTAGCAACGAGATCGTTCAGCTCCTGAACGACGTGACCAAGAAGCTCAACGCCTCCAGCGAGGAATTTAGCCGCAAGGCCGAGGATGCGATCAAGGAAGCCAAGAACGCAGGCAGCCTGTCGGCAGCGACGAAAGACGTCGTCGACAAGATCGCTAGCGAATTCAACGGCCTGCGCGAAACGCAGGAAAAGCTCCGCGCGGAGCTGGGCGAGGTCGAACAGACCATCGCCCGCATCCCCGCCCAGGCCAGTGCCGCCGCGAAGCCGAAGAGCTGGGGACAGCAGCTGGTCGAGAGCGAGCAGGGCCTGAAGGATGTGCAAGCGCGCATCAACTCGAAGGAAAACTTCCGGGCCAGCTTTCCGGTGAACGCGGCGCTCCTGAGCTCGGGCGTTGCCGAAGGCGTTGTCGAACCGCAGCGTTTGCCGGGCATCGACGCCATGCCAAAGCAGCGCCTCTTCATCCGCGACCTGATCGCGCCGGGACGCACGACCTCGCCGGCGATCTTCTGGGTGCAGATGACCGGGTTCACGAACAATGCCGCCGTGCAGGTCGAGGGCGCGAAGAAGCCCGAGTCGACGATCCAGTTCGCGACGAAGATCACCCCCGTTGCCACGATCGCCCACCTGTTCAAGGCGTCCAAGCAGATCATGGACGATTTCCAGCAGCTGCAGAGCACGGTCGACGTGGAAATGCGCTTCGGACTGAAGTACGCCGAGGAAGGCGAGATCCTGTTCGGCGACGGTACGGGCGCCCACCTGCACGGTATCGTGCCGCAGGCGTCGGCCTTCGATCCGGCGTTCGAGCTGGACAACCACACGGCGATCGATGATCTCCGTCTGGCGATGCTGCAGGCGCAGCTGGCACGCATCCCTGCGACCGGCCACGTCCTGCACTTCATCGACTGGGCACGGATCGAGCTCCAGAAGGACACCCTCGGCCGCTACATCATCGGCAACCCGCAGAGCTCGACCACGCCGCGGCTGTGGAACCTTCCGGTCGTCGAGACGGAGATCGCCACGTTCCAGGGCAAGTTCCTCACCGGCTCGTTCGCCTACGGCGCCCAGCTGTTCGACCGCGAAGACGCCAACGTCGTGATCTCGACCGAGAACAACGACGACTTCGAGAAGAACATGATCACCATCCGCTGCGAAGAGCGCGTGGCGCTGGCCGTGAAGCGGCCCGAAGCGTTCATCTACGGCTCGCTCACCGCTGCTGCCGCGGGTGCTGGCGGCTGATCTCTCACTTTGACGGAGGGGCCAGACGGCCCCTCCGATGGAGATGCGCATGAACGACAAAGTGAAGGTCAGGACCCTGCGCCCGGTGCTCTTCGAGGGCAAGCCACAGACTGAGTTCGAGACGACTGAGCTGCACCGTCGCGAGCTGGAGACGCGCGGCCTCCTCGAAGGCTCGAACGTGGCTGCGAAGCGTTCCAAGCCCGCCCCACGCACGTCCGGTGCCGAGTTCATCGATCGGAAGGCGGCGGAAGTAATCGCCGCGATCGAGGGGGCCGACCAGGCGCTGCTGGCGGAGGCACTCGAGGCCGAGCAGGCGAAGGGAGATAAAGCCCGCTCCACGGTCGTCGACGCCCTGCAGGCCGCGATCGATGGCTGATACACCGCTGGTCACCATGGACCAGGCGATCGCGCACGTCCGTGCCGATGCCGACGAAGACATCAGCGTCTATCTCGGCGCGGCAGTCATCGACGCGTTGGAATTCCTGAATCGAGCGGTCTTCGCGAGCCCCGAAGACATGGCGGCGGCAGTGCTCGCTGGTACGGCCGGGGACGATCCAATGGTTGTGAACGATGCCATTCGTGCGGCCATCCTTCTGCGGGTCGGCCAACTGTATCGGGACCGCGAGTCGGGTGACCTTCCGCTCGGAACGCGCACGCTGCTTCAGCCGTTCCGCGTCGGCCTCGGGGTCTGACCATGGGCCTTGCGGCTGGATCGCTGAACCGGCGCATCGCCATCCAGAAGCCCGGCACGGTCAAGGACCCCGCCGGCCAGCCCATCAAGGGATGGGTCGACCACGTCATCACCTGGGCGAACGTGAAGAGCCAGACCGGCATGGGGACGATCGCCGGCGAGCAGTCCGGCGTCGCCACCTCGGTCACGCGCTACAGCTTTCGGATCCGATACCGGCAGGGCATCGACGCAAGCATGCGCGTGCTGATGGGCGGCATCCCCTACGACATCACGTCCGTGCAGATGGACGAGGATCGCCGGGAGTGGACGGACCTCGTGTGCAACCGTGGAGCGAACGGTGGCTAGGGCGGCTGGCCCGGGCGTCAACAGGGCCGAGTTCGACGTCACTGAGTTCGAAGATGCCCTCGAACTACTCCGTGGTGACCTCCGGACGCACCTCGCACGCTCCATGGGCGTAGCCGGTGGGCAGGTCCTGCGCGATGAGGCAAAGGCCCGCGCGCCGGTGAAGGACGGCGTGCTGCGCGCCTCGATCTACCTCGCATACCGAGAGTCGGGGTCCAACGACAAACGGGTCCAGTACGTCATCGCGTGGAACGGTCGCAAGGCGCCGCACGGGCATCTGCTCGAATTCGGTCACTGGCAGCCTTTCAGGGTCGCCGCGCTCCCGGACGGAAGGTTTTACACGATGAAGACCCGGCTGCCGTCGCCGAAGTGGATTCCGGCGCGGCCCTTCTTGCGGCCGGCGCTCACTGGTGCGGCGGATCGCGTGCGCGCAGCGATGATCGCGCGAGGACGGGAGCGGCTGCCGCAGTTGCTTCGTCAGCAGTGGGAACGGGACGCGGAGGGCTCCGATGCTTGAGGAAACCCTGTACGCGCTCTTGGCGCCTCTTGCGGCTGGCGGTGCCAGTCCGGACGTCACGGAAGACAATCCGGTCTTCCCGTGCATCACGTACCAACAGGTAGGCGGCGAGACGTACCAGTACGTCGAGAAGACGCTGCCGGATCACCGCCACGCGCGCGTCCAGATCAACGTGCATGCCATGACCCGGATTGACGCAGCCACGATTGCCCGCTCGATCGAGCGGGCAATCATCGAAAGTCCACTTGTGGCGCAGGCCTATGGCGCCTTCGTCAGCACTTACGAGGACACGCTGAAGATCTACGGCACTCGCCAGGACTTCGGCATCTGGGTCAAGGAATAGACCCAGCCAGCCGCGCCGCCGCGCCGCTGTTTCCGACCCGGTCTAGCGCCGGGTTTTTCGTTTCCACGACAGAGGAATCCTCATGAGCTCCTTCTTCCCCAACGGCACCCAGTACGCCGTGTCGACCACCCTCGCGGCGGCGATCGCCCTCACGGCCATCACGAACGCGGACCCGGCCGTCGCCAGCGCCGCCGCGCCGCCGGCCAATGGCTCCATCGTCATGCTGACCTCGGGCTGGTCGGCGCTGAACGACACGGTCGCGAAGACCGGCAATGCCGATGCCGACAGCTTCGAGCTGGTTGGGGTCGACACCACCTCAGTGGCCGACTTCCCGGCTGGTGCAGGTGCTGGCACCGCGCGCGTCGCCGCCGGCTGGGTGCCGCTCACGCAGGTGCGCAGCGACGCGGTCACCGGCGGTGACCAGCAGTTCTTCACCTATCAGTACCTGGAGGACAAATCGAATCGGCAGCGTCAGAAGCCGACGACGAAGTCGCCGGTCGTGATCACTCTTCAGATGGACTACGACCCGGCGCTGCCGTGGTACGACGCGCTGGTCAAGCTCGATCGTGCCGGCCAGCCCGCTGTGCTCCGTGCCACGCTGCCGAGCGGCGACGTCATCTACTACCTGGCCTACCCGTCGTTCAACAAGATCCCGACGGGCAACATGAACGAGAACCAGCAGAACACCGCCACGTTTTCGCTGATCGGCGATCCGGTGCGCTACGAGGCCGCCGCCTGATGTTCACGATCAAGGCGAACCCCACCTTCCCGGCAACGATCACCATCGTCGGGCAGGGCGTCCGGAAGAAGCTCGAGGTGGTCTTCCGGCACAAGCTGCAGGACGAGGCGGAAGCGCTCCTGTCCGCCTTCGCTGCGGACCAGAAGGCCGCGACGGACGTGGTACTCGAAGTCGTCGAGAGCTGGGACGCGGACATGCCCCTCGATGCTTCCTCGCTTTCCGTGCTCAAGCAGAACCAGATCGGTGCCCTCGAGGCGATCATCGCCGCCTGGGCCACCGGGCTGAGGGTGGCCCGCGAGGGAAACTGAGGGAGGCGGTGCGGGCGCTCTACGGGGAGCGCCCCACCGCCGCTCAGGCTTCGCTGATCGGCTTGCGCGCGTCTGACTTCCCGAAGGAGCAGACGCTCGTCGAGCTCTGGCCCGAGACGTTCCCACAACTCCTTTTCTTCCGTGGTTTCACCACGCAATGGCGGCAAGGCCCGGGCGGTCCGGTCGGCCTCGACTACGCGGTGATCTTCCACGAGCTGGACCGCAAAGGTCTGGCGACTGACGCCTACGACGACATGCTCCACGCCCTCCGGATCATCGAGGACGAGGCCCTGAAGCTGATCCACACGAAGAAGCCATGACCGACGACAGCATCGGCACCGCGCGCCTCGATATCGTCGTCGACACGACGCAGTTCGACGCCGCGATCAACTCGGCGAAGCGGAGCGTCAGCTCCATGTCGCAGGAGGCGCAACGGGATTACGCGCAGCTGTCGGCGGCCGAGCGTCGCCGTGTGGATTCGCTCATTCGTCAGGCCGACACGCTCAAGCTCACGCGCGCCGAGCAGATCGCCTACAACGCCGCGCTCAAGGGCGTGCCGCTGAGCATCCTTGATGACCTCAAGGCCAAGCTAGCGGCTCAGGAGGCGGCCACCAAGGGTGTCACCGACGCCAATGGCAAATACGTCCTGAGCGAGAAGGCACGCGCCGCGGCGATGCGTGGCGTCCCTGCTCAGATCACAGACATCGTTTCCGGCCTCGCAACCGGGCAACGCCCCCTCACTATCCTTCTGCAGCAGGGCGGCCAGCTGAAGGACATGTTCGGCGGCATCGTGCCGGCGGCAGGAGCGCTCGGCCGCAGCCTTCTCGCGCTGATCAACCCGGTCACGCTTGTGGCCGGCGCCCTCGGCGGCCTCGTGCTGCTGTGGAAGGACGGCGCTGACGAGCAGGACGGCTTCCGGCACGCCCTCGCGCTGACCGGCAACCAGGCAGGGCAGACGGCCGACCAGCTCGCGACGTCCGCGCGCGACATCGCCAAGCAGGTAGGCGGCACCGCCGGAGCGGCCGCCGACGCCGTCACGAAGGTCGTCCAGTCCGGCCAGTTCGTCGGCACCCAGATCCAGCTGGTCGCGCGCGCCGCGGTCGCGATGAACCGGGCAACCGGAGCAGCCATCGACGACACAATCGCGCAGTTCTCCAGGCTCGCTGACGACCCGGTGAAGGCCGCCGAGGCGCTCGACAAGCAGTTCCACTTCCTCACCCAGTCGACGAAGGACCAGGTCGCGGCGCTGGTCGAGCAGGGGAGACAGCAGGAGGCGACCGCGTTGCTGTTTCAGCAGTATGCGGACGCCGTCTCGACGCGCTCGAAGGATGTCCTCGACGACGCGAACGGAATGACCAAGGCGTTCCGCGCCCTGAAGGACGAAGCGATCGGTCTGTGGAACGCGGTCGGCGATGCGCTGCGGCCCAACACCCTGCGCGACGATCTTCAGGAGCAGCTGTCTAACCTCGCCGAACTCCAGGCGCAGGCGCGAACCGGCGTGCGTTTCCGCTGGAACATCGACGGGATCGTCGACATCAACAAGGAGATCGACAAGACCAAGGCCAGCATCAACCTGATCCAAGACCAGTTGATGGGGCAGGACAACCTGAGCGTCGCCACGGCCGCGGCGAACCGGATCGAGGCGGATGGTGCGGCCGGAAAGCGCGTGCTCGATGCAGCGACGAAGCAGTACGCCACTACGATCGACAAGTACAAGGACGAGCGGCAGAAGATCGTCGATGCCGCGGCCGCCGCGCTCAAGGCCGACCCGGGCAACGAAAAAAAGATCCTCGAGGACAAGACGAAGGCCCTGAAGGGCCTCGACGAGCAGTACCAGAAGGCTGTCGACGGGCAATCGCGCGCCGCGGCCGCTCTCGCGAAGCCTGGCCAGACGCTGATTCAGCGGCTCCAGGAGCAGATCGCCGCCAATGAGCAGGACGCAGCGAGCACCGACAAGCTCACGGCCTCCCAGCGCCTCCGGATCGCGGTCGAGGCTGACCTCAAGGCTGCGGGCGACAAGGTCAACGCTGCCGATCGCGCGAGCATCAAGTCCCTGCTGGACAAGCTGGAGACGACCGACAAGCTGAACAAGGCGAATGACGACCGGGTCAAGGCGACCGAGCAGCTGGCCCGGCTGATGGCGCAGCTCAACGCCCAGGAAGAGAACCAGCGCGACGCAAACAGCGCTGACCTCGCACAGTATGGTCGCGGCAGCGACGCCGTTGAGCAGCTGCGCCGCCGGTTGGACATCGAGCGGACCTACACGGACGGCCTGAAGCAGCTGCGCGACCGCGGCGTGGCAGAAGGGACGGAGTCCTACCGCGTGCAGGAGGAAGCGCTCCGGGCATCGCGAGATCGCATGCTTGGCGTGGAGCAGGACTACCAGTCCAGCCGCCTCGCCATCATGAGCGACTGGCGTAACGGTGCGCGCCGCGCTATCGAAGACATCACCTTCGAGGCGCAGGACAACGCGAGCACGGTCGATTCGTTCATCCGCGATACCGCTAGCGGCCTTTCCGACTACATCGTCGACGCGACCACGAAGGGCGAGCGGAGCATCAAGAGCTTCGTGTCGACCCTGTTCGCGCAGGCGGCGCGAATCGCAGCAAACCGAAGCGTGGCGACCTTGCTGAACTGGGGTCTGAGCTTCATCGGCTCGGGGAACAGTTCGGGACCTGGCGATGCGCTCAACGGAGGCAGCAACTACACCGGCTCCGGATCGCTCTCCACGTCTTGGCCTGGTATGACGGCCAACGCCAAAGGTGGCGTCTACGACTCGCCCAGCCTGTCCAAGTATTCCGGTCAGATCCTAAGCCAGCCGACGTTCTTCGCGTTCGCGAAGGGTGCCGCACTCGGGGTCGCCGGCGAAGAGCCGGGCCGAAGCGAGGCCATCATGCCGCTCACCCGCACGTCCAGTGGCCGTCTTGGCGTCGAGGCTGTGGGCGGCGGAAGCGGAGGAACGGTGATCGACGTGGATGTCGTCGTGAACGCCGACGGGAGCGGCGATACCACCGCCGAGGGCGACTATCAGGCCTTCGGTAAGCAGCTCGGCGAGAACATGCGGGCGGTTGCCCAGCAGGAACTGCAGCGGGCCATGGCGCCGGGTGGCGCGCTTTGGCGGGCGAGGGGCTGACGATGGCCGAGACGTTCCCGTGGCGTGGTATCGGTCAGCCGGCTGGTCAAGCGGCCTTCCGCGTGCTCAAGTCGCAGTTCGGCGACGGCTACTCGCAGGAAGCGGCCGACGGCATCAACAACGAGGTCCAGACGTGGCCCATGCAGTTCGTCGGCAGCCGGGCCGAGGTCATCGCCATTCGTGATTTCTTCCGCCGCCACGCTGGCGCCGTCGCCTTCCTGTGGACCCCGCCGCTCGGTGAGCAGGGCCGATACAAGGTCACCTCGTATAGCCCCGTACACCAGGGCGGCGACGTCTACACGATCAGCGCAACTTTCGAGCAGAAATTCTCGCCATGACGATCTTCGCTGACATCCAGACCCTAGAGCCGGGTGCATGGGTGGAACTTCTCGAGATCGACGCCCGTCCCATCACGAACGGCGGCGCGGGCGACATCCTGCGATTCCACGGGTACACGCAGGTCGGTGCCATCATCTGGCAGGGCATCTCGTACGAGCCGTGGCCGATCGCCACGCAGGGCTTCAAGATCGACCCGGACCAACCGCCGGTGCCCACGCTGGCCGTCGGGAACGTCAACGGACGAATCACGGCGCTCTGCCTTGCGTTTCAGGACCTCGTCGGGGCCCGCTTCACCCGACGCCGCACGCTGGGGAAGTACCTGGACGCCGTGAACTTCCCCGGCGGTAACCCGACGGCGGATCCTGAGCAGGAGGTGCCGCCGGAGCTCTGGTTCATCGAGCGGCGCTCCGCCGAGGACTCCACGCAGGTGACCTTCGAGCTGTCGAGCCCGATGGACTTCGGCGCCCGCCAGCTTCCTCGCCGGCAGATCATCGCGAACGTCTGCAGCTGGCTGGCCATCGGCGGCTACCGCGGCCCGTATTGCGGCTACACCGGCCCCGCCGTCGCGAAACCGGACGACACGCCGACGTCCGACCCGGTGCTCGATATGTGCGGTGGCCGTCTGACGTCGTGCCGCCTTCGGTTCGGGCAGGACGCCGAACTGCCCTATGGCTCCTTCCCAGCCGCGACGCTGATCAAGTGATGAAGGCAAATACCGAGAAAGCCATCCACGCGCACGCCATCGAGGCGTATCCGCGCGAGGCGTGCGGCGTCATCGTCGTGCGGCGCGGGCGTGAGCGGTACATGCCGTGCCAGAACCTCGCCACGACGCCCGACGAGCACTTCGTGCTCTCGCCGCGCGACCTCGCCGCTGCTGAGGACCAGGGCGACGTGACGGCGATCGTTCACTCGCACCCGAATGCGCCGGCGAGGCCGTCGGAGGCCGACCGCGTCGGCTGCGAACGGTCGGAGCTTCCGTGGATCATCGTCTCGGTCATGCCCGGCGCGGCGCTGCCGGAGGGTGGCGGAAACGCAGGTGATCGAGCCGACCGGTTACGAGGCGCCGCTCGTGGGCCGCACCTGGGCGCATGGCGTGCTGGATTGCTGGGCGCTGTGCCGCGACTGGTACGCGCGCGAGCGTGGCGTGCTGCTGCCGGACCCGCCGCGGGCGGACGGTTGGTGGGACGACGGCGCGAGTGACCTCTATGGCGACGATGCCATGAGGGAGGCCGGCTTCCGCAGAATCGACCTGAGGGACATCACCGAGGGCGACCTGATCCTCATGCAAATCCGATCGAAGAACTTGGTACCGAACCACGCCGCGATCTATCTGGGCGACAGCCTGATCCTGCACCACCTAGACGGACGTCTGAGCTCGCGCGACGTATATGGTGGGTACTGGCAAGAGGTCACGCGCTCCGTGTGGCGCCTGGTGTAACCTTCCGATTTCTCGGCAGGGTAGGCTAACGTGAAGCGCTTCACAGTTCTGGCTTTCGTGCTCGGTGCATCTGCGTGCGCCTCGGTGAATGAGCTGCGACAGAAACATCCGGTTGCGACCTTCTCATCTAGCAAGGGGGAAGCGGAAGCCGCGTCGTGCATCACCTCGGCGTGGAACGATCAGCGTATCGGTCTGGAATCGAACGGTGCGGCATTAACACGGGAGGGTGCGAAGTTCGTCATCGTCTCGCCGGCTTCTGGATATCCGAGCGAAGTTGCCGAAGTGTCGTCGGCCGGTGGTGCGTCAGAAATCTCGGTATTCGCGCAGGCGTCGCTCGACGTAGGCGGCCGAGTACGAAAGCGGGTTGATGCCGCGAAATCTTGTATGTGATCTAACCCCGCCTCGGCGGGGTTTTTCATGGGTGAATCGATGAAACCGACGAACGTGCGACTGAGCGGCGTGCTTGGGAAGAGGTTCGGGAGAGAGTTCAAGCTCTACCTCGATACCCAGACTCCTGCCGAGGTGATCGCTGCGCTGTGCGCGATGATCGCAGGCTTCCAGGGATACCTTGCCTCGGCGCACGAGCGCGGTATCGAATTCGCCGTTTTTCGCGGCCGTGGCGAGCACGCCGAGAACATCGGGCGCGATCAGCTCAGAGAGCCCGCTGGCGGGGAGGTGCGTATTGCTCCTGTCCACCGCGGTGCGAAGCGCGCGGGAGTCCTCCAGACAGTGGTCGGCGTCGTTCTGATCGTGATTGGCGGCATCATCACCGGCTGGTCTTTCGGTACTGCCAGTCCGATCGGAACGGCGATTGCAGGACTCGGTCTGTCGATGGTGGCCGGCGGCGTGGTCCAGCTGCTGAGCCCGCAGCCGAAGCTGGGGAATGGGAGTGCCGACTCTGCCGCCAACCAGGCCAGCTACATCTTCAACGGACCGGTGAACGTGACCGCGCAGGGCGCGCCCGTACCGATCCTTTACGGCGGCCCGATGGAGATTGGGAGCGTCGTCGCATCGGCCGGCATCGAGGCCGTCGACTACAGCTCGCGGCCCTCGAATGTCGGCGTCGGCACCGCAGGCGGCAACGGCAAGAAGACGCCATACGAGCCGGATTAGTTCAGCGCCGCCGTCCTTTGCCTTTTTTTTCTTTCAGTTCAGCCAAATAGCGCTGGGCGTTATTTGCGCTTTCGAGCAACTGTTTTCGCAGGCTACGAGCGTTTTCGTCGCTCGGATCAAGCTCGAGCATACGATCCATTTCAGCGATCAGACCGAGATCAAGGATCATCCGCACGAAAGCATCGGTGCTGATTCCGAGCTTGCCCGACTTCGACACGATGTATTCGAAGTGTCGGTTTTCGAGGGTGATCGGCACCGCCTCGGTAAGAGGTCCCTCACCGACAAGTGCCTCGACACTGGCGCGCTGGCCATCGTCGTCCAGACCGTCCCGGAGGTAGTCCACACTCGTACCGAGTTCATTGGCGAGGCGGATTAGGACCGGGGGTCTCGGGTTGGCCTCGCCCGCTTCGTATCGGCTGATTTGAGTGTGACTGATGCCCACAGCTCGAGCCAGGTCCCGTTGATTCATGCCTTTCGAAATCCGGAGCTTCTGAAGGCGTTCTGGAAACTGAGCTGCCACGGCTACCTCGCTTGCTTTGGCCGGTAGGGTATGTCACCCGCAACGAAACGCAACATCTGTCTTGACAACGCACCAAAAAGCAACAAAACTTGCCAAAACTCAACAGGAGAGGAGGGCATGTGGAAAAGGTAGGGCGTGTGTTTCTGTCACTTTCACTTCCGAGTGATCTGAAGGAGTGGCTGGTATGCCGGGCTCGCATCAGTGACAGGTCCGTAAATCGGGAAGCGGTCCGGATCCTCGCGTTGGCTCAGGCCTCGGACAGTAAGAGGCGTTTCACCGACGTACCCGCAAATGAAAAAGCCCCGAAAGCGTTGGCGCGCTCCGGGGCTCAGATCGAAATCCCTAACGAGGAAATTTCTGTGGATAACTCTACAACGTTTCACACCGTAGCGCGAGGTCGCACGCCATGACGGTCCGCGCAACCATATACCGTTCGTACGACGACCGCTGCTTCGAGCCGGCCAAGTGCCTCGCGTTCGTTCAGGGTGAGAACTGGTGGTGCCCGCCGCCTTTGGTCGGCCCCGATCTGGCGCTGCAGCTTTACGGCAAGCAGCTCGCCGTCGACTTCCTGGACTGGGCCGAGGCCACCGGCTGGACTGAGCGCCTGGTCGACATCGTCTCGGCAATGCCTGCCGAGAAGGGCGCCGTCGAGCGCGCCTTCATCGAGTTCATCGCCGGAGCGGCGCCAAAGGGAGCACGTGCATGAAGAACCTGATCGTGGCCCAGGTGGGCATCCGCCGTGACGCTGAGGGTCGCTACAGCCTGAACGACCTGCATCGTGCAGCGGGCGGCGAGAAACGGCACGGCCCGGGCTACTGGCTTGCAAGCCAGCAGACTCAGGACCTCGTAGCCGAACTGACCGATACCGGAATCCCGGTATCGGTCCAGCGTGGCGGGGTGGAGCAAGGCACATTCGTGGTGAAGGAGCTGGTCTACGCCTATGCCATGTGGATCAGCCCGGCATTCCACCTGAAGGTCATCCGGGCCTACGACGCGCCGGAGCCGACGGAGCGCGACATGCTCAAGGCGCTGAACGACCCGGAGCAACTGCGCGGGGTTCTGCTGGGCTATACGGAGAAGGTGCTGGCGCTTGAGGGGCAGGTGAAGGAAATGGAGCCGACCGTGGTGGCGTTTCGTCGCATCGCCGGCGCGGACGGCTCGCTCTGCCTCCGGGAAGCCGCAAAAGCCCTACAGATGCCCGAGCGGAAGCTGGCGCAGTGGATGCACGAGAAAGAGTGGCTCTTCCGCGGACCGAAGGGCGGATGGATGGGCTACGCCGACAAAACGAAGGCGGGCTTCCTGACGCACAAGGTCCATGCTTACTTCGACGAGAAGGTCGGAGAGGACAAGGTCAGCCATCAGGTCCGCGTCACTCCGGCCGGTCTCGCCAAGCTCGCGAAGATGCTTGGCGTCGAACTCGCCGAGGAATACGACGCGGGCTAACCGCAACCAGTCGCCGCTCTGCGGTACCGAACCACCAGGCCCGCCATGTGCGGGCCTCTTTTATGGGACATCCATGGGCCTTGACCTGATCCTCGGCGCCAAGGGCGGCGGCAGCACGCACACGCCCGTCGAAGCGCCGGACACCCTTCGCTCGATCTCCTACTTCCAGATCGAGGACCTGCTTTCGGAGGGCGAGATCGGCGGCCTGGTCAACGGACTGCAGTCGGTGCTGCTGGACGGCACGCCCGTGGCCAACGCCGACGGCACGCTGAATTTCAGCGGCGTATCCGTGCAGATCCGCACCGGCACGCAGGACCAGAGCTACATCCCCGGCTACGGGTCGGTGAAGAACGAGATCGCCGTCTCCACCGAGCTCAAGTCGGATACGCCGTGGGTCCGCGCGCTCAACAACCTCGCGCTCTCGGCCTTCGCCGTGACCCTGCAGGCGGACTCGCTGCAGAAGAGCAACACGAAGAACGGCGACATCAACGGCTACATGGTCCAGTACGCCATCGACGTCTCCACCGACGGCGGCGCGTACCAGACCGTTCTGACCACGGCGTTCAACGGAAAGGCCAGCGGCCCGTACCAGCGCACCCACCGCGTCGACCTGCCGCGGGCGACCCTCGGTTGGAACGTGCGCGTGCGCCGCCTGACGCCGAACGCGAACAGCGCGACCACGGCCGACACGACCCGCGTCGTGTCGATCACCGAGATCGTCGACGCGAAGCTCCGCTACCCGAACACCGCCTACGTCGCCATCAGCGGCGACGCCTCGCAGTTCAGCAACATCCCCGTCCGCTCGTACGTCTGCTGGGGCCGGACGATCCGCATCCCGACGAACTACGACCCGGCGACCCGCTCGTACAACGGCGTGTGGGATGGGTCGTTCAAGATCGGCTGGACGGACAACCCGGCGTGGATCCTGTACGACCTCGTCGTGAACGACCGCTACGGGATCGGCGACCTCGTCGATGCCTCGCTGATCAACAAGTGGGAGCTGTACCGGATCGCCCAGTACTGCGACCAGCTCGTGCCAGACGGGCAGGGCGGGCAGGAGCCGCGCTACCGCTGCACGGCCTACCTGCAGTCGCGCGAAGACGCCTTCCGGCTGCTCGGCGACGTGGCTTCCGTGTTCAGCGGCGTCAGCTACTGGATGGGCAGCGCGATCACGACCGTCGCGGACATGCCGCAGGACCCGGTCTACACCTACACCGCGGCCAACGTGATCGACGGCCGGTTCACCTACCAATCGAGCGCGCGGAAGACACGGTTCTCGACCGCGCAGGTGACGTGGAACGACCCGTCGAACAACTTCAAGCAGCGCGTCGAGTACGTCCCCGACAACGACGCGATCGCGCGCTATGGCGTCCAGCCGACCGAGTTCGTCGCCTTCGGCACCACGAGCCAAGGGCAGGCGCACCGGCGCGGCCTGTGGGCGCTGACGACGAGCCAGTACGAAACCGACTCGGTGACGTTCGCCGTGGGCCTCGAGGGCCTGCGCGCGGCGCCGGGGCAGATCATCCGGGTGCAGGACCCGAAGCGCGCTGGCATGCGGCAGGCGGGCCGCCTGAGCGACGCTGCGGCCGGGTGGGTACTCGTCGACCGCGAGCCGGGTCAGGTCGCCGTCGGTGACACCCTGACGGTCCACCTGCCCAATGGCACGGCGCAGACGCGCACGATCAGCCAGATCGACGGCCGGAAGCTCTACGTGGGCCAGGGCTTCACCGACGTGCCCGTGCCTCAGTCGGTATGGACGGTGGAGAGCGACGAGCTGGTGAACCAGACCTTCCGCATCCTCAGCGTGTCGGAGGACTCGGGGCAGGGCGAGATCCGCTTCACGATCACGGCCGTGCAGCACAACGCGAGCAAGTTCGCGCATATCGACAGTGGCGCGACGATCCAGATTCCGCCGATTAGCACGCTGCCAACCGGCGCCCAGAAGCCGCCGACGAACGTCCGCGTATCGGGGCACGTCGTGGTGGAGCAGGGCATCGCGAACAACGTAATGACGATCGAGTGGGACGCGGCCGAGAGCGCGGTCACCTACAAGGTCGAATGGCAGAAGGACAACGGCCAGTGGATTCAGGCCGGCACGGTGCCGACCACGTCGGTCGACATCGTGGGCGTCTACACCGGCACGTATATCGCGCGCGTCACCGCGTTCAACGTCGGTCGCACGCCGTCGATCGCGGCGCTCAGCGCGGCCACGCCAATCACGGGCAAAACCGGCGAGCCGCCGCGCCTCACCACGCTGACGACGACGTCCTTGCCGTTCGGCATCGGGCTCGACTGGACGTTCCCGCCGAACGCCACGGACACCCAGCGCACCGAGATCTGGGCGAGCGAGACGCCCGTGCGCCCGGACGCGCAGGACACGGTCGCTTACCACCTCGGCGACTACGCGTACCCGGGCAACCACACCGAATTGCACGGCCTGTCCGGCGGCGCATCGTTGTTCTTCTGGGGGCGTATCGTCGACAAGGCTGGCAACGTCGGCGGCTGGTATCCGGAGAGCGGCGCGGTCAACGGCCAGACGATCTCCGATCCGGAAGACCCTGCGATGCAGGCGTACTGGGCGGGCCTGATCGGGCGTAGCGCGCTTACGGCCCAGCTGCTGGCCGATATCGATGCCGCGGCCGCGTTCGGCGAGTACGTGAACGCGCCGGAGTGGGCCACGGGAACGGCCTACGCCGCTGGCACCATCGTGAGTGACGGCGGCCGCCTATGGCGCGCCGCGCAGGCGGTCCCCGCCGGCGGCGCGAAGCCGGGGACCAATCCGGCGTTCTGGGAGGACATCGGTACCGTGGAGCAGACCGCCTATGGGCAAGCGGCGGCCATCCATGACACCACGTTGCTGGTCGACGAGCTCGATGGCGAGGTGCAGGCGACGGCATCGCGCACCGACGCCGTCTACGCGCAGGTCAACCCGAAGTCCGCCGGCGAATACACCGGGCCGGGCGATGATGCTGGCGATTGGGAAACCATGCCCTTCGCTGGCTGGTACACCTACACCGTCGCGCAGGTGACGGCCGATCGCGCGCTCGCCCAGCAGACCGAGATCGTGCAGGCGACGGTTGCGGGATATTCGGCCTCGATCGAGCAGGTGAGCCGCACCACGGCGGCGCTGGACGGAAAGGTCTCGGCCAGCTACGTCATCAAGACGCAGGTCGCCGCCAATGGCCAGCGCTACATGGCTGGCATCGCGCTCGGCGTCGATTACAGCGGCGGCGATGTGACGTCTCAGGTCATCGTCAACGCCGGTACGTTCGCGGTCATCAACGCCACCGACGGGTCGATACCGGTCACGTACCCGTTCGTGATTCAGGGCGGCCAGGTGTTCATCAGCCAGGCGCTCATCGGCACGGGCTGGATCACCAACGCGATGATCGGCAACCAGATCGCGTCGACGGCGCTGATTAATGGGCTGCCGGTGTGGGAGCTTAACAAGTCCGGGCTTCGCGTAGTCCGCGGCAACGTCCACACGATCAACGAGGACTCCACGAGCTGGCGCCTCATCAACAACGCGAACGGCGTCGTGGTGGTCGAGCTGGGGGACCTGGGCTGATGGCGGTCGGGCTACGCGTGCGCGACCCCGACACGGGGCAGGAGCTGATCACGCTTACCACCCACCTCACCAAGGTATTGGGGACCTTCAACACCGGCACATCGGACGGGGCGATCGCTGACGGCAACCTCGCCAACGGCACGCCATTTTTCGCGACGATGCCATCCGGTGACGCGTCGAGCGGATCGATCCCGCCCACGATCGTCGCCAGCTCGACGGGCATCACGTGGTCCTGGCCATCGGGCATTGGGTCAGGCTACCGCCGATCCGTCGATGTCACCTATGGGTTCTGGACCTGATGGCCGTCGGATTTCGAGCACGTAACGCGGCCAACGCGATCCAGATCGATCAGACCTATCGCAATCTCGCACTGCGCGCGAAGGGCACGCTGCAAGCAACGACTCCATGGCAAAACACATGGCGCATCGCGACCGTGACGTTGGGTGGGAACGCGCCGGTCATCGCATGGCGCTGCAATAACCCGTGTGCCATGGTCGGCGCGACGCGGTCGGGGAACAACACCACGTACACGTTCATGGTGGCCGCGACCTCCGGAACCATCGAGTGGTGGCTGTTCGATGAGCCCATCTACGGAGCCGTGTCCGGCCGCGTCGGCCTTCGGATCAGGAACCCAACCACTGGCGTCACCGTCTTCGATTCCAGGCAGCGCTACATGCGCATCATCGGAAGCGTCAACGGCAACCTGACCAACGGGTTCCCGTCGGGAACCACCACCTATTCCGGCTCGCCCGCGATCGTCTCCGGAAACATGGCGTACTTCTACCAATCGCAGGTGGTCGGCGCCCCGGGCGGTCCACCGCCGTACCCGTGGATCGATTTCGTGACCTACCCGATGGCCGTGGTGGCAGGCCAACAGGTGACGTGGTCAGGGCAGATGAGCCCGGCGGCCGATCACCCCGCAAGCCAGCCATTCAACAACTCGTCCCGTCAGGACGCATACAACTACCTCGTCGTCGACGTGGCAAACAGCTGAGGCATGCATGGCAATTTCGCGTATCGACTTTCGGCCCACGGCGCAGGGTGGCGACAACGGCACCGCCGCCCTGATGAAGCTCGACCAGAACTGCGCCGATCTCGATCTGCGACTTTCACCCGTGGAAGCTATCGTCGTCGCCCAGGGAGGTCGGAGCCTCCTTCTGAACGGCGACCTACGCGTGAATCAGGCCGCGTTCGCGGGTGGAGCGATGGGAGCAAACACCTACGGTTACGACATGTGGCGCACCGTCGGTGCTGGGGCAACCTTCGCGCTCTCGTCGGACCGGACGACGATCACCCTGACCGGGACGATAGCGCAGGTGCTGGAAACCCCAGACATCGCGAACGCTACGGTCACGGTATCGGTGTGGAACCCTTCGGCGCCCATCACGGTGAAGCTTCAGCCCGACGGATCAACCGCCACCACGGCCACGGGAACCATTCCTGCCGGGGCAGGGAAGCAGTCGGTGACGCTAGTCGTTCCGTCCTCGCTGACGAGCAACGTATTCATGCTTCTGTCGACCGCGGGAGCGACGTCGTTCGACGGACCGGCAAAGCGCCGAGGTGTCCAGCTCGAGCTTGGCTCGTTCGCGACGAATTTTGAGCGCCGCCATATCGCGGTGGAGCTCGCGGCCGCCCAGCGCTACTACGAGGCAGGGCGTCAGAACGCGGACTTCTACATGATCGCGAACCAGACGGCGACGTTCACGGCATCGTTCAAGGTCCAGAAGCGGGCGGTCGCCGCGATCAATGCCGCCTACTCCTACACGGCGAACTCGTTCAACGGCATCGCCGACAACATCACGGTGAACGGTTTCCGTTACGGCGCGGCGGCTACGGCCAGCGGCCTGACGGCGTTCGCACTCAACTGGACGGCGGACGCGCGGTTATGAGTATGACCCGATACCAGCAGACCCACGACCCGGCATTCGTACTCGACAGGGCGACCGGGACACTGGTGCCGATCGACGGCGGCCTCCTCGGCGACTTGTACCGAGCGTGGATCGATGCCGGCAACGTGCCGGACCCAGTACCGACGCCTTCTTTCGACGACTACGTTGCCAGGTTCACGCCCGGTCTGCAGGCGTGGATGGAGCTCACAGCGCAGACCAACGCCTACGACTCCGTGCTCTCGTGCGTGTCCTACAAGGATTCGGGCGTGCCGCAGTTCGCCGGCGATGCCGCGGCGATGATCGCCTGGCGCGACGCGCTGTGGCGCTGGGCATCGCAGTGGCAGGCCGGCTTCAATGGCCAGCTGCCCGACCCGATCCCCACGCTCGAGGAGGTGATCGCGCTGGCACCGCAGCCCGAGGCCTTCGGCTGGCTCGTGCACGCGCCGGGGACCATCATCGAGGTGCACGCGCCGATCGAGCAGCCGGCCTGACACCGTCGTCACGGCGCGGCGGTATGCTGCGGCCATGTGCGGACGCTACGCCACCTTCGGACCCGTCAGCCTGAGCCGCGAGGCTCGCGAGGTGCTGGACCAGCTAGAGCTGGACATCATGAGCGAGATCCACCTGCGCGAGGACCAGTTCAACATCGCGCCGACTCAGAAGGCGCTGGTGGTCGCGCACGGGCAGCGGGGCTACGAGGCTAAGGCGTTCCGCTGGGGTCTCGTCCCGTCCTGGTCGAAGGACCTGAAGCTCGGCGCGAAGACGATCAACGCGCGCGCCGAGACGGTGGCCACAAAGCCCTCGTTCCGGAACGCATTCAAGAAGCGCCGGTGCCTGGTGCCGGCGAGCGGCTACTTCGAGTGGAAGGGCGAGTCGCCGAACAAGCAGCCGTACTTCATCCACGACCCAGCCGGTCACCTGCTGATGTTCGCCGGGCTGTGGGAGGGCTGGCGCGCCTCGGACGCCGAGGACTGGACCCACACCTTCACCATCATCACCGGCGAGCCTGGGAGGGTCTCCGGCGATATCCACGACCGGCAGCCCGTGATCCTCCCGCCCGACCTCTGGGAGGTGTGGATGGACGGCTCGCCCGAGGACGCTGGCGCAACGCTGGCGGCGGCCCCTGAGGCCGACCTCGTCTACTACCCCGTGCCGAAGGCCGTGGGCTCCCCGAAGAACAAAGGCCCCGAGTTAGTAAGGCCAGTCAGCCTTTAGAAAACTTTCGCGAAGAGTCGACGGCTGGATCAGGACGCTCAGGACCACTACGGGAGAGGTCATCATGAGCGACGACAAGAGCAACCGCGGGCCCGCCGACGCGCAGCGCATCAACGTGAACGAGGACTACGAGGTCCAGTACTGGACCCGCGTGCTCGACGTGTCCGAGGAGGAGCTCCGCGCGGTCGTGAAGCGGGTCGGAGTCATGGCCGCGGACGTGCGGAAGGCGCTCGGCAAGGCATGATGGACGTAGTCATCTACGTGGCTCGTCCCACGACGGATCGAGGGTTGTGGCGGGTGACGATGAACAAACGCACCGAGCACTTCTACGCGTCCGAGGACGACGCCGTCACTGCGGCCGTCGTTCTTGCGCAGTTCTTTGAGAGCGCGGGCGAGGAAGTGATCGTGAAGTCGGAGCAGGCGGACGGCTCCTGGAGCGTCCTGCGCTCCTGACGGTCGTCAGAGCGGATCGAAGCCGACCACGTCGAGAGTGATAGCGAGGCGGTTCATTGCCTCGCCATACCCGGGTTTCGGAAGCGTACCCGGATCACCCAGGGCCTCGAGGAGTAGTGCGGCGGCGAACGCCACGTCCACCAGTCCGGCGGCATCGGCCCTGGCCGCGGCGAGCTGGGACCGGAAGCGGGCTTCGTCGAAGTCGCGCGCGAGGGCCGCGTCACCGGCGGCGGCCGCATCGCACACGATCTCTGCGATGGTCAGCACATGGTCTTCGCGAATTTTCACGGGAGCGTGCCTCATGTCGGTAGCGCGGGCCGGCGTGCGCTGGCATTCAAAGCTCTCGTTGAGCTGATGTGAGCTCGGTTGTGAATTCGGGCAGGATAGCTTTTGCACAGACATGGTCCGCGCCCTCGGGTAGTCTGCCATTTTGGGGACGGTGCGACTGGACACATGCCGGGACAGGTATCGGCTAACTGGGAAGATACCCTCGCGAGCGCGCTCGACAGCGTAGAACGCTGCCTGGACCGCGGGGACCGCGAAGGCGCATCGGCCGGGCTCGGCACGCTGGCCTCCGTGGCGATCGCATTTCGGTGCGACCAAGTTGCCGCTCGAGCGCAGCGACTGAAGTACGCGCTCGATTCCGGGCGCCTCGGCAACCGCGAGTTGGCCTATCAGCTCGGTGAGTTGCTCTTCGAGATTCGCTGCTACGCCGCCCTTCGCCAGCCATGA